CTATTGTTGCACCGCGCGAGGTGTCACTCCCCAGGCTTTCGCAACAATAGGCGTCATGTCCTGGCGCTCGCGGATTCGGAGTTGCGCCTTTGCCTCTGCCAAGGCCGCCAATGCGACCGGGTCATTTGGCGGCGTAGGGGTTTCCTCGTCACGAGCACGCAGAAAGTCGGCGGCCGGATGAAATGACGCGTGGTCTTTAACCTTGGCGGTGCGCATGACTATCCCTTGACCAGACCGAGGGCCGGTAACACGACGGGAGCACTCAACAGAGCCAGGATCGCGAGCGCAGGCAAGCGACCACGAATAGCAAGGAACAATGCACGCATTTACCATGCTCCTTCCATGCCGCCGAGATAGCCAATGCCGGCAGCGATGCGCGCGCCAATCTCACGCTTTGCAGCAGCGAGCGCGCACAAGTCGTTGCGGCTATATCTGGCGGCAAGGCTGATTGCACGATCAAAGTCGGCTTCGACCTCTCGAAATTCCTCTAGATACGTACGGATCACAGGCGACCAATATAGGAATGCGTCGGACATGATTGCTTTCGTCAGGGTGAGCGAATCCCGCGCACGCCTCGCGGCGTGCGTCGGATTTAATGAAAATGGGATTTGCTGCCGCTTACGGCGGCGCGGTTTGCTCGGCGGCCGTCATGCTGCCACCAGGTCTAGCGCAAGCTGGTTTCGCGCGGCGTTGCGGGCATGTTGCGAGACAGGAATGCGGACATCGCCGGCAGGGATCGCAGAGAGGGAAACCGTGCGCAACACTTCAAGCCCCGCGACGAAGACGTGACCGCATTCGTCGTTCTGGCACATGTAAGTGATTTCCTTGAACATGCTCGACATGGTGCGGCTTTTAGTCGCGCGGACGCGGCTTTGGCAATGTGGGCAAGGGATACTGATCACTCTCATGCTATGGCTTCCCCTCAATGGCGTACAGCGCCCGGCCTCGGCCGGTGATCTTCTTCGCGCCTTCGCGCACAGATGTTTTGACGAGCCACTCGAACGCCTGGTCGGTAGTCTCAAGCCCTTGCTGCACACGAATGGCCTCGATCCTTGCCAGTTCGTCGTCGTTAAGCTGGGACTGTTCCAGATGCATTTTCGGTTGCTCAAAAGTTGCTTATTGCTGTCTTGGATCAGGCGGCCGCCTGAGATACGCTTGGGCCTGTATCTGACGCGAGCACAGCGGCGGCCTGACGTAAGGCAAGTTGACGCAGGATTGTCGAGACAGCTTCGCCCTGGTAGTGGGCAAGAGATTCGACAAGAGCGTGCTCGTAGTCGTCAAGACGCAGCATGACGCGATGCTGGCGAACGCGTTTCGGGTCTGGATACATGGCGATATTCCCCTGGTTCAAGCAGTTGTTGATTGGTGTTTTTTTTCGTAGGCCGCAAGGCCGTCCAGCATCATGACGAGCAGGAAAGAGGCGCGGGTACGGCGGTCTTGCTTGGCATAGCGCTCAACTTTTGCAAGATCGTCGGGGCCGAGACGCATCGTGATCGGCCGGGATGGTCCGTCATGCTCGGTATTTGGTGCGGTATCGAGTGTGCTCATGGGATATCATTTGTGTACGTCACCTAGTAATGACGCAACTGTACGTGAAGAATAGTTCACATGTCAAACGAAAAAACAGAATATTTATTCATGCTTGGCGGGCGGCTTGCCGATCAACGAGCCAAGATTGGACACACTCAACGATCTCTTGCGGATTTGTTTGATATCTCGTCTCGAACTCAAATCAAGTATGAGTCGGGCGCGACAGCGCCCGATGCGACGTATTTGCACGGCCTTCATATGCTTGGGATGGACGTTTATTACATTTTGACCGGTGAGTCATCTCCGAACCCGATCACCGTTGAAGAGAAAGTCGTTTTGACTTCATATCGAGAGCTGGGGGATCAAGGTCGAGCAGCGCTTTTAGGTATGTTGGATGGTTTTGCAAAGTCCTTAAAGCCAATCATAAAAAATAGAAAACAGACAATTACCGTCCATGGAGATATCGGCCAACAGGTCGCGGGTGACATTACGGCACCTCAAACCATTAACGTCGGTCGGAAAAAAAAGTAGCTGCGCCATAACGCTATGCCATGCGATGGCGTGAGCGTATGGCCTTTAGTAACAAAAGAAGTAGAACATCGCACCAGAATAAAAGTTAGGTTTTAGATGTCGGAAAAAGTTGAATTTACGGGGGATGTCGGCCAAGCAGTTATGGGCGACGTGAAGGAAGCGCCAAGGCTAAACAATGTCGTCACATTGAACATGGGGAAAGAAGCGCCGCCGCCTGTGCCGGCGATCACCGATTTTCAACGCTCGCGCATATCGCAACTGGTAAAAGATTTGGCCGCGCTAACGGGCGACCATACCCTCGATATCTACAGGATTATTTTTACCGAGTTCGGCATAGAGAAAATTCGCGAGTTGCCGCGTGACCGATACAAAGAGACCGTGGCTCTGGTCGAAAAGTGGATCGTCGATGCCAAGGACGCTGCGCTGCCGAAGTCAGTAGCACCAGTGCCGGTAGCCGTAGCAGACCATCAAGCGGGACACTGTGCGCGCTGCGAAGAAAAAGACGCAAATTTTGCTCGCCAGCAGAAGGCGAACTTCTCGCAATGGGTGCTGATCGTGATCCTTGCTTGCTGCTGCGCGTGGCTACTGTACAAGATGCCCGCAGAGGGCCAGGGCGAGCAACATGTGTCGGAAAACAAATGCTACTTTGACGGAAAAGCATATTCCTCTGGAAGCACAGTTCGTAACGTGAACGGTAGCTTGCAGGAATGTTCCGCTGAATCTGCCGACACTTCGGCAAAATGGATAGTAGCCCGACGCGTTCGATAATCTGAAGAATAAAATTTGAAGGGGCGGTGATGGACAAGCGATATCAGGTTTTTGTGAGCTCTACCTACAGCGATCTAATCGAAGAGCGCAAGAAAATTATTCAGACACTGATGGAGATGGACTGCATACCCTCAGGCATGGAATTGTTCCCTGCGATTGACGAAGAACAGTGGGAGTTTATAAAGAAGGTCATAGACGACTGCGATTACTATTTGTTGCTGATTGGTGGACGATACGGTTCGGTCACCACTGAAGGCATAAGCTACACGGAGAAAGAATTCGAATACGCAATGTCAAAAGGCATTCGCGTGCTTGCCTTCATACATGCAGACCCTGACGCAATTCAAGTCGGAAAAACAGACAAAAATCCAGAATTGGCCGCCCAACTTGCTGCATTTGTGGAGCGAGCAAAAACGGCTCGACTTGTTAAATTCTGGAGCTCCGACGCTGAACTCCCCGGGCTCGTTGCATTAAGCCTCACCAAGACAATCAAAAGCTATCCTGCCGTGGGATGGGTTCGAGCCACCGGCACGAGTTCGACCGAGCTTCTTGAAGAGTTAAATACTTTGAGGAAGAACAACGCTGAACTCGTCACGAAACTGAATACGTTGACTCAGGAGATTGGTGTTCCCCTCGACGATCTTGCCGATTTAGACGAGAACTTTACAGTAAGATTCTCCTATCGATTAACGGGAGGTATACAAACGTTCCAAGAAAATATTCCTATATCCTGGCGGGATTTGTTCGCAACCATATCTCCTTATCTTGTCGATGCATATAGCGAAGTCTCAGTAGAAAATAGATTGGCGGGATTTATATCGTCGAAAAAGGGAAAGCATGTCGCCACATCGACGATTGAGGATCAAGATTTTCAAACCATAAAGATTCAGCTACAAGCCTACGGGCTCATAAAAACTAAAAAGCTGGAAACAACAGACGGGACATTGGCAAATTTTTGGTGGCTGACTCCCTTTGGAAATACTGAAATGATTCGCCTCCGCGCGATTCGAAAGTCTACCTAATTGCTACGCAATCCAAATAAGAGAATGCTATGAAGGGGCTGAATGCTGAGAGACTCAATAATCCGATCTAGTCATCTCTTGCAGCAACAAGGTGACCTCGCAATTTCTCGATAGTTAAAGTGCGTCAGTTCAGACGATAACGCCTCTGCGATGGCGTCAGGTTGAAAGTTCGCAAGGATGCTTGTCCAATATTCTTTAGATCTTCGGACATCGATCGCGCCGACAATTTGCTGTTGTAGTACTTTGCGAACATCGTCTGTTTGCTTTCTCGCTTGCTTTTCTTGTTCAGTCAAATTAAACGGATACATGACATCCTCCAACATTGATGTGTTTAACGAAAATGTAGGCAAAATTTTTGCCGACCTATATAACAGCTTCCCCGTTCCGAAAGAGATTCATCCTCGTGATTTCGTAGGCATCGGAATTGCGGTTGAATCAGAAAGCACATTTGAATTTTCATCGCAAGAAAAGCCAAAGTCTTCGGAAATATTGTTTTTCTCTACAGTCCAATGGCTAATTCGTGAAGGTTACATCTCTGCAACGGAGTTATTGCCAACACAGGTATATTTTCGAACGGTAGTGTTGACCCAAAAAGGGTTAATGGTGCTCAATGCAGTCCCTGATAGCCTAGCGAACAAGCAGTCCCTTGGAGATCGACTAGTTTCCTCTGCAAAATCCGGTGCCATAGATCTGCTCAAATCAGCAGCTAAAGAAGCATTGAGCATAGGAATAAAGTCGCTTACAGGGTAATAAGTTCAAAATGATTTCCCCCCTCCAACTATCCCTTCGAATTTTCGAAAATTATTTCGCGTACTTCTTTAATTTTTTCCCACTCAAGATTTGCTGCTCGTTTGGCGCTTTGCTTACTCGCATAAACGTGCTGCAACGTCTTAGCATTGCTCATTGCGCCCGCAGTCTGCTTGCCCGATTTTTTGCTCACCTTGTCTTTCCAGTTCGCGATAACTCCCGTGACTCCCTCGTCTGGATCGTTCTGCAATTCGCGCTCAGTGTCGGCAGCTTCGGTCTTGGTCTCGAACTGTACGTGCGTCGTGAAACCGTTGCGACTGCCGTTATGTTCTACTGATTTCGAAAGCCATTCGGTCGCGTCAATCTGCGGCTTATAACCGGATACCAATACCGGAGATTGCGGTGAAATCGTCGGATCGCCGACGGCAAGCGTCATATCAAAAGTCGCGAGGCCACGCTGTAGGCGTTGCCATTCCGATTGCGCGGCAGTGCGCGCATCGTCCTCGGTCGCATAGGTGGTGCGCAGGCGCTTACTGTTGCCAGCGACGCCCGCGACGACACTGCGCCGCATGCCGTGGTTGTCGTCGAACCAATAGGCACGGACGCCGCTATAAGCATCGGCCTCGGACGACTGGTAGTTATGCTGGTCTCCGAGGTTGCGCTTGATTTTGATCGTTGGCAATTCCTTGCCGCTAACCGAGCGGCTTTCGTTGATCGGGATAAAAAGCAGAGCGTCATTTTTCACTGTCGCAACGGCGTCGTACTTCTTTCCGAGCCTACGTAACAACGCGGCGTCACTTTCGTGCGTCTGGTCTAAGTGCGTAATCTGGACGCCGCGTAACGGATTGGAAATGCCTGACCGTAATTGATTCTCGGCCGCGACGTGGTCAATGACAGCGCCCAGCGTCGTGTCGTGATAGCTGCGCTCGCGCTGCTGCTTAAATGTGTCGATCAGATTCGCAGAGCGTGCGCGGATCGTGATTTGATCCGGCGCGCCGGAGTGTCCCGCCTCAGTGACCGTAAAGCTGCCGGCATCGACGAGCGGCTTTCCCTTCCATCCCAGCATGAAGGAAATCTTGACGCCCGTAGCCGGCAGGGCGAGCTTACCGTCAGAGTCATCTAACGTTAAGTCGAGCTGATCGGCTTCATCTCCCCTGGTCAGGAGTAATCGAAAGCTGCAAAGGCGTTGTGTAACCGGGACAGTGATGTCCCGGTCATCCATTGTCACTTTGAATGCTGGAACGTATGCCGTCATACGCCGCTCCCGCCGAACTTTCCTTTGATGGCATCGACGACGCCGCCGATCTTATCTGTGACGCCACCGACGACGCTACCGATGGCGTTCTTTGCGCCCTCGGTGATGCTGTTCGTGATGCTGTCGAGACTTAGCATGTTCTTGAGGTCGGAGATGTCGCCGAGGCCCAGCATCGACAAGACGCTGTCGTCGGTACGTTCGAGCGTGATCGTGAATTCAACCTTAGCCGGGTTGCCCATCCCGTCGAGCACCGTGCGCGTCTCTGATAGCTCGGTGATGATGTACGATCCATAGATGCGGCCGCTTCCTTGAATCAGAATCCAACTTTTACCCGTGTCGGCCATGAGGCGCAGCGCGTCGAATGAGTAGAGGCTTCCGGTGAGCTCCGGCGCGACCCAGCCCGACAGCGTGATCGTGTCATCGCCTGGGCCGGTGAACTGCTTCGCATCGCGCCGGCCGATACGGCCATTGCTTGCATACTTCCATTGCGTCTTTCGCTGCAACTCTTGATAGGCCAGGGTCGGCAGACTGAAAACGAACATTCCTAAAATCATCATCATGATGCGGATTCCTCAAGAACGGTCATACAGCGACGAACGGAAGCGTGCCGCCTTGTCGCGTTCGCGACGGTCGAGCACTGCCTCGACGGCTCGGGCGATTGCTTGCTCATCCATTCCTGACGCGGCCTGAATGGTGATGGTGATCGTGTCACCTTGGATCACAACACCACCGCCACCACCAGGAGCAAACGCCGGCCGGGTGTCGAACGACATCGCCGGCATGCTTGCCGTGCCGATGGCGATCCCAGCACCTACGCCGGCGAGCTTTCGCGCCAGGCTTGAAACTGCCTGCAAAGGCTCGTTCTCGCCTCGGTTCATGCCGAGAGCAAGCCCTTGCATGGTGTAGTCACCTAGCTCGGCAAAGACACGGCTCGGGCTATGGATGTCGAGCTTTTCCTTGAACCAGTTGATGACGGCCGAACCAGCCGACATGACGGCGTCTTTCACCGTACCCAGCGCGCCCGTGATGCCATTGGCGAGGCCACGCAGGATCATCGCGCCGAACTCGCTGAATTTTGCCGGCAGGTCGATGCCGAACCAGCCGAGCACGGCGGCAAACGCCTGGTAGAACAAGCCCATTGGCGACCAATTCAAGATCAGCGCGCCGATGCTGCCGAGTCCGCCGGCGAACGCCTCCCGCACCTGGCCCCACAGACCCATGAAGAAACCGGCAATCGGTTCCCAATTTCGATAGAGCAGGTAGGCCGCCACGGCAATCGCCGTCACAGCGAGGCCGATAGGATTCATCAAGAACACGCGGCCGAGCCACATGAAGACTGTCCCAACCCCTCGTAGGATAGGCATGAGAACACCACCTTGAATGCCGAGACGCGCGAACATGACGTGCAACATCGCGTAGGGGCCGATGATCGAGGCGAGTCCCAGCATCAGCGGGCCGATGACGATCAAGATCGCCGCTATAGCAGCAAGACCGACAATCATTGCCTTCGCGAGCAGTGGGTTGCGCTCCATGAAGGCAGTGAAGCCTTGAGCCGCCGAGGTCGCCATTTGCAGGGCGCTCGTGTACATCGGCAAAATCGAGGTGCCTAGTTTTAGCTTGAGGTCGGCAAGCTTCGCTTGCGTTTCCAGTTCCTGGCCGGAGGCGGTTGTCCGACCGAGCTTATCCAGTTGGTCGATGTCGGCCGCGCCGCGATTGAGCTTTTCATTCTTGTGGATCTGCGCCCGCTGCTGGTACATCGTCGCAGTCAGATTTGCCGCAGTACGGTTCGAGAAAATACCGCCGATGGCATCGAGGATGCCCTTGTCGCTGGTGATGCCTTTGCTCGCCAGTTGCGGCAGGAGCACTTTCTCCATCCACTCGAATTGGCTTTCGCGGAACAGGTCTGCGCCTTTGATCGCTCCAGGATTCAAAAATGAAATCTGACCGGCCTTGTCGTGCTGCACCTTGTTTTGATCGCCGATCAGCCCCAGGTCGTTGAGTAGTGCCATAGAGCGCTTCGTTGTGCGGCCTTGATAAAGGTTCTGATAGGCGCTCATCATGGCCGTACCGACCCGATTACCAGACATTTCCTGTACGAGCGGTTCCATCTGGTAATAGAACGACTCGTCCTTGATACCCTTTGCAGCGATGCCGCCAGTCTTGATCAGGTTCAGCCATTCAGACGGCCCGACGCGCCCGCCCGTGGCAGTGATGACCCGCTGCACCATGTTCGCCTGAGATGCAAAGGCATCCTTGCTGGACAAGCCATTGCGCATTTCGATGACCTTGAGCATGTCCATGAACATGCGCTCGTTCTCGGATGCCTTTTCTTCGCCGTAGAAAGCATGATTGCCAAACTTCATTTTCGCCATCATCGGCGCGACCATCTCCGCGTGGTGCGTGTCGCCGAAAGCAGTGATGCCATCACGCAGCAATTGCAGGTTGTCGAGCTGGCTGGTGCCGAACGTCTTCATTTGCTTAGCAAACGCCATCGCCTCAGCGTTCGCGTGCGCATCCAAGCCCAGCGCTTCGACCCGGCCGGACTCGGTTTGATAGTGTTTTGCTTCTTTCAGGCCAGCAACCAGGGGAACGCCCATTACCGCACCGGTGGCGGTTGCACCCGCGCCGGCCGCGACCATGCCGCCAGCAGTGCTGCGTAACTTGTCGGCGCGATGCTGGGCGGTGGCGACGGTCTGTTGCTTCTGCGACGCTGCAGCCAGCTTTTTGCGCTGACTATCGAGCTCGACGTTTGTCAGTGCAATGCTGTCGCGCAGCCAGGTTTGCGCCTGGGTGATCGTTTCTTTTTTATTGACGTTAATGCCGGCCGCACCGAGTCGAGCGGCCATCTCGCGATTGCGTTCGAGGTTCGTTCGATAGGATGCATTGAGTTTGTCGACGACGGCTTGCGCCTTCTTCTGCTCAGATGTCAGCCGTTTGACGGCGTTCGCCGCCGGTTCTGCTTCAGCCTTGAGGCGTTCGAGTTGCGTGCCGACATCACGCGCGCGCTGGGCGGCGGCTTGCATCTCTACGGACGTTTGCTTAAGGCCGCGCTTGAGAGACTGAAATTCGTTTAGGCGCTTTTGTTGGGACTCTAATTCTTTGAGGCGATCACTCGCCGCCTTAAAAGCCCTGGCGGTCTCATTGGAACCGCCAGTGATCTTTTTCAGCGGGCCGAGGACGCGATCTTGAAGAGACAGAATCACCTGCATTTTTAGATCGTTGCTCATTTACTCCGCTCCGCTTCGAACCCTGGCGCGCTCGCGCCAGGTCATCAACTCTTCGACATCTAATTCGTCCATCGCCGCCGGCATCCAATGAAAGACGGCGGCGATGTCTGCCATCGCTTCTTCTACTTCGAGCGGGAGACCATGGCGCGATCCGCCTTCGGTGCCAAAAAATTAGAAACCTCCGTACCTACCTGTAACAGGTCGGCCGGGTCCATGCCGGCGACATCGGATTGTGTGAGCGCCGGTTCGGTGATGCGTGGCAAGACGACTTGCAGCGCCGTGACGTTCATTTGCATCACATCGAGCAGACTGACGCCGCGCAGCGCGCCGGCTTTCGGGCGGCGGATTGTCAGTTCGGTGATTTCGGTATTGCCGCG